TACGTTTAATACAAAAAATACGGTCATGAACATACAAGCTTTTTTCTTCAAATTCTAAATTAACTACTTTCTTCTTTACGTCCAAGGGTAAATAATACATTAGGACATCTTTTTTATCTTCCGACCATTCAAGAATACTCTTTAATGGTTCAATCTCCATACTTATTATAAATATCTTATTTTAAATCCATAAATAATTATAAATTTGAAAAATAGGTTGTTCATTAAACAACAACAATAAAAAGAAGACAATGCATCAATCAGATGAATCCTCCGAAACTAGACCTGTCCTTAATGGAGTCAATCCGGTTCAAAAAGCCAAATATAAGCGGAATCAGATGAAGGGGAAAGCTATCTCAAAAATAAATGAAAGTCAAAGAAGGTTTAATTGTTTTATGTATTCCTGTGCGTTCTGTGTCTTGGGGTCATTTGTAACATTTGTCATCCTACTTGTGAAATACTTCGTTGATGGTTATGCAGAGAGAGACAGGATTGATCATGATGAATCAACCGTTTATGAACATTGGAAAGACTACACCACAGGTGAACTTGTGAATTGTTCAAGTGATCATCCCTGTCGTGATTGGACATGTGAATATGTCAAAGAACATTTTCCACAAGCCGGAACCCCTGATGAATGTCAATATGATGATTGGATTGATCAAATTATTATATTTCTCTCTATTCTTACCTTTTGCGCGTTGTGTGCGTGTTTATTCGGCTAACGGAAGTATATCTAAATATCCCACAACCAGTTGATTGTTTATTTTTTCTCCATTCTTTTTTTGCATTGTCAAAATCAATCGAAAGATTATCACAACCAATTCTTCTTCCTGAACGTAATATCATTTTTTATATATTTTATATATTTGATAATTATATATATACTCAAATTTATGGATAAAAATATCTATTTTCTAAGTTATTTCATCGTCGATATAATTATTATATGCTCTTATGGATCATATCGTTGTAAGAATCCAGAATACAAAGACTTATTAGAAACCCCCTTACATATCTTTGGTTTAGATGGTTGGTCTCTATCACATTTTGTATTCTTTCTACTCATTGCTGTCCAATTTCCTGAAAAAAATTATTTAATCGTTGCTACTATTTTTGGGATTCTTTGGGAATTATTTGAACATTACTATGGTAAACATAGGCCTGGTTGGTTAGGTGGATATGGTGATTGTAAGAATCTACAAAGTGATAAAGAAGAAGATGGAAACTGGTGGTATGGAAAATGGACTGATATTGTAATGAATATCCTTGGATTGTATTGTGGTTATCATTTATACAAAAAATATCCTCAACTCAAGTATTCATAAATTACTCATATTTTTTTTGTAAATTTGAATTTTTTTTATTTTGATTGTAGTAAATAAAAACAATCATGTACACCAAGGAAGATTATCTCGCTGAAAAGAATGCAATGACAAAGCACGAAAGGATGGTTCAAGAAAGGTTTGAACAAATACTCAATATCCTTATCCTTTACAAGCAGGAAAACAGGGACAAAACTGTTCATCTGTCTGAAAAATCGATGAATGAAGCCCTTCAATGGTTTCAATCAAGTGTGAATTCAGTCATTGAAACCATTCAAAATTAATTTAAGGAATTATAGTATAATACATCTAATGTCACAAAATCTTAATTTTATTCGTAAAGAATTAAAATCATGTGAAGAAGTAGAATCCCCTTACGATATCAAAGTAGGTGATTTAGTAAAGTATATTACATTGAAAGATGGTTCTGAATTTTTTTATACAGGTGGTAATTATGTGAAAATGGGTGATAATAAAATTCTTTTAAAATCAGGTGTGTCAACGATTTATGTTCCTTTAACCTTCCCTAATCCAGATGGTACTATTTTTTATCGGACACGTTTATTTGTTGAAAATAAAGAAAGTGAATGTGGGGGAAAAGAAAAAGAAGAATATGAGAAAATTATTCATGCCCAACAACAAATTATTGAAAAAATGAATCTTCAATTAAAACAACAGGCATCAATAATTAATAAACTTTCTTCAAAATAAATATAATTAATTTACTATATAATGAAAATTAATGACCAACCAGGTAGATACTTTGCTATTTTAATATTTGCCCCCTTGCTAATTTATAAAAGTTGTTTATATAATGATAAATCTCTATTATTTTTAGGAATACTCTTATTTATCTGGGAATTATTTTGGATAATTAATCATCCTCCAAAATCAATTTGAATAAATTAACGTTTGTATTTTTTCCTTAATAAGTCAACTATTTCATACAATACTTGACAATCAATACGATTGTATTCAATTATGTCATTAATTTCCGTATATCTTTTTAAGGGTATATTTCTTGAATGGTTTTTGCATATTTCTTTAAATTGTATCATTGAATCCAAACCATTGTCATTTTCATCCCATGTAGTTTGAATTAATCCATTTTTATATAACGATTTACCAATTGATTTTAATCCAAATTTAAATACTCCTTGGACAATGATAGGTTCCATCCGAAAATAATCAAGGACATTGATTAATTGATATTCGGGGAATTTATACTGTGGATACATTTTTTTCATGTATTGGATGTAATTGTATTCTGCGTGCCCCCAATGATAAATATTTATTTTTTCTAATCCTTTTCCTATTCTCCATAATCGATCAACAAATGCCTTAACTATTTTATCTTCTTGATCCAATGAAAAATTATACAAGGTATATTCATAAAATTGATTATGAAAAATTAACCCTAATATCCCTAAAATAGGTTCTTTTGGTGCTGTATAGTCTGTAAATAGATTTTGTTTTTCATCGGTAGACAGGAAACTTTCGACATCAAAATAGATATCATACTCTGTTTGGTTCAAAATCTGATGAAAATCATGTGAAATATTCTTCCGTGGATAAATTAAAATATCATCCTGTTGATTCATATGAATCATTCTTTCTTGAATATGCTTTTTTTTGGATTCTTTTAATTCTTTCAATAATTTCGGGTCATCCCAACAATAGATACCTTTGCTCAAAAATTCACAACGTTCATCATAGGATATATTCCAAACTAAGGTTATTTCTTTAATCTTATTTGCTAATTTCATTTTTTCTGTTTCCCAATCACTATCCTTGTAGTTCATATTAGGGAATAGCTCAAAATGAGTTGGTTTTGGTGAAATATTCATTAAATTATCTTCTTTTTTAATCGTATTTAGCCAGTTGAATGCATTGTAGAATGTTTCAATGATATTTTCTTCAAATGTAATATGGGAAATGAATTCTTTTTTTGGTAAAAGAGTCTTTTTGTAGTAATATTCTTTTCCTAATAAGAAACAATTCAATTTTTTACCAAGAATATCATTCACTGCATCACGAAACGCATACAATCCACATTTTTTATACAAAATAACTCCATCATTATTTACATCCTTTAAATCAATTTTAAAATGTAAGGTTGAATACGAAATATTAATAAGCAGATAATCAGACCTCTTACATAATAAGTGAAAAGGTATATTATTAATTAAAGGAAATATTCTACGAAACAGTTGATAATGAATTATAATATCGCAATGGACGTACAACCCACGTTGATCAAGGAGTTTTCCTTGTAGGATAAGAGGATAATTGTTGATTAATTTATCCTTTGTATCACTCATATTTGTTTCTAATGGTATTGATAGTTTCGATAATGATCTTATTTCTTGTAAAACATTTTCTTTGTATTTTTGAGATTCCTTGATAATATATTCCTTGTAATATGATGGTTTGTCTTTTTGATAAGAATTATCTCCTCTGTATTCTTGGATTTCAAACCAGTCACAAATAGGATCTTTTAAAATATAATTTTTCAGAAGTTTAAATTCATTATATTTTAAAAAATACTCCATATATTTCTTTCATTGATAAAAAATATAAATTAGTTGTTATTGTATTCGTCCCCGCCATATTGAATTCATTTCATGCAAACCTCTTACAGATGTATAGTAGCTTTTTTCAGAATTGTATAGAGTTAAAATATTAGATAAAATATACTCATTTTGATAATATGTGTGATGGAATGAAAAAATAGGGGTTGATTCATGGTCTATATCCTCAGTAAAAAATTGATGGATATCATTTTTCTTTTGCTGATTGTATTTTTGAGAAATAACAATCATCCCTAATTTATGTCCATCTTCTTGGAGTTGTTCCATTAGTAGGTGAAATTCTGGATATTCAATACGATAATTATTTTTCCTTATTTCAACAATGATTTCATTCACATCTTTATATTCTTTACCATACTTTTTGTATTCTTTCACAAAGTCTGTTGTATCGTTTGATTCTAATCTGTCAATAATCATTGATTTTAGTTGATAAACATCATATGTAATACCATATTCATTAAGCGCTTTCTCAATTGTTAAGAAATCATTGTTGTTTTGATTTAAATGAAATAAAACAGAAGCCTCTTTCCCATACAGTCTCTGTATATAATAAGGTATTGAATCCATCTTTTTCATAAGTGAATGTCTCTTTTTAACCACTTTATTTTTTCCAATTTGTTGAATATATTTACTTTGTTTTTTGAATATTTCATCAAGAATATTTGATTTGTATTCTGAATATGAATAAAATATTTCATCAAAATTAATTGATTTTTTAAGATCATTTAAGTTCACTTTTTCTTCAATAATCGCCATACGATCATTTATCCCTACAATTAATAATTTCTCAATAAATTTCCATTTAATTTTTTCAATTAAAAGATTACCGTAGCTGTCTCTTTCCCGCACATAAAGTTTACATTTTCCATTATCTTCTGTACACGGGTAATCACATAATTCTTTATTTTCATTGCAAAGAGTAATATATTGATTCAATGCCTGCTCTGTATAATCTTTTTCTTTCAAAGGATAAAAAAGGTCATCAATATAGGTTTCAAGTATCTCATACATCTTTAATTTTTTATAACCATTGATTACAATTGGATCGTCAATAATCATCGAAAGTTGATCAATAATCTTTATTTCAATTGTTAATTCAGTTAAATCGGGATATTCATCAACATTGAATGGATATTTTTCAATATTTGTAATTGTCCCTTGGTATACATATTTATCTTCAAATGGACTGAATAGATGATCCATTTGATCTAATTTTTCAATCATTCTCATATCTATATTGAGATGATTTTCATTTCGATAGGTAAATATAATTTTATCTCCAATATTGTAAAAGGTTGGATCTTTAACAAAATACCCTGGTTCTTCAAAACTGGCTTGATTTACAGTATTCAATATGTGATAAAATGCGAGTCTTGTAATATATTCTTCATAATTCTGTGCTTGAATAAATGTATCACATTGATTCTGTGTTTTTTTGGTTGAATTCAATTGATTGTCAATTTCAAATAAATCAGGAACTTGATATCGTTTATAAGGAATATCACTTACATCAGACTCAAGGATTGGTAAATATGAACCATTTGAAAGTAATAAATGGGTGATATTGTTTTCTTCATTTTCAACAACAGATGCAATTGTAAAATATTCATTAAAGTTTTTCAAATATTTAATGGCGCTTTCATATGAAGGAAGTAGGACCTTACATACATCCTTATTTTCTAAGAAACACACATTTTTATAGGTTACATTTCTAAATTCTTTTCCATCATTTGAAATGATTGATAATTTTTCTTTACCTTTTTTACCAAAAGGTAAACCATTGACAATACCCATTAATCGTTTTTTAGGAGGTCCAAACTCAACTTTCATACCCTTTTTAACTTTGGACAAATCAAAGAGGTTGTAAATCTGTTTGTAATGTTTGTAGAATGGGATTGGTTCGGGGACGATCGGTATTAATTTACTCCCACTCGTAATCAAATAAGATACATTTGAATAATTATCAATAAATATTGATTCTATTTCTTCACCCATTCCTTTGATGATTCCTTCATAAACAATAATCATCGATGTTTTCTTTTTTTCTTCGATCTTTTCATAGATTTTGTCAATAATAATTTCATAGTGACCATTTTCTAATTTATCTTTTTCAAATACAAACATGTTACTTTTTTCACCTTGGTCTTCATCGTAATAACGGTACAAAATAGGTTCATAAAAATTATCACGTTTGTAGATAAATCCCATCTTTTTTGATTCTGAGTAATCAGTGACCTTAATTTTGATTTCACTATTCATATTTTCAAAGATAACAATATTAATACTGTATATGTGTAATAAAACGGGTAAAATATATGTATCATCCCTATTCTCGTCACTTTTTAAGTAATTAATATAGTTTTTCAGTGAAAGTAAGAGATCGAAAAAATAGTTTGTTTGATTTGATTGAAATTTTATTTCATCCTTTTCTAGAGCATTTTCTATCTGATTACACACCGTTTGTCCCACAAATTGTATGATAACATCCTCTTTTAATAATTTAAGAAGGTCCATTTTATCTTCTTTTTTAATGTATTGTTTGCGAAATTTTTGATGAATGAGGGGGCATTTTTGAAAAATATCCATTTTTTCTTTTAATTTTTCTTCTATCATACCCACAATTGTTTCTTCAGAAATAATTCTTCCGGGATAATATAATTTAAAAAATGCACGGAGGAAAGGTGAATGATTAAAAATATAATCATTATCATTTTGTTTGACACCGATCCTTAAAAACCCCTTTCCTTTTTTAAAATTAAATGTTTTTTCACTTTGACCGAAGTATTTTAACAAAGAAGGAGGTAAATGAGCATACTTACCTTCTCCAACTGGATCTTTATTTGAAATATAGCCTTCTGCTTGATCATCAACTACATCCCTTTGATCATCTTTACCCTTCGCTTTTATTTTCTTTGATTGATTAAAACAACAAGGTAATCCGTATCCTTTTGGGTGCATTAATTTACTTTCTTCTGTAATTTCGGGTTTTAAATACTCAACCTCTGATGCATCAGTCCAATAAATAGCCCTCCGTTCCAAAATAGGTTTATCTGTTCGTCCGTTTGAACCTTTCGGTAACTTTGCAGGAACTATTTTTGAAGGATCAACCGCATCAGGGCGTATGCTTAAACTTTTTGAGATATCCCAATATTTTGGACAAATATAAAATATATCATCGGATCTTCTATCAATGTTTAAAGCCGTTGAGTATGATTCAGGTCCAGAACCATACTCTTCAGATTCATTAATACGATCTAATTCTTCTTTTGTAACCGCAATTGGTTGACGATCATCAGTGGCACCACAATATTTAGCATATCCATACGCTACCCCGGATTTTTGAACTTTTCTCGATTTAAATTTAAATAGTTCAGGATCATATTCTTTCAAACGTTTTAAATAATAACTCTTTGTTTCATAGATTCCATCGCTATTTCCACCACCTTTTAATTCGCTAAAATCAATATCTTCTTCCGATGTATCAGACAATAATTGATCTAATAAATCCCCTTCGTCTTCATCATCCTCTTCGTCTTCATCATCCTCTTCGTCTTCATCATCGTCTTGTATTTCAAATATTTTTTCTAATTCAGTTCCTTCTTTAAAATATAGAATATCTTTACCTTTCATGGATTCACGATAAAAGCTTAACATTGTTTTCAAAAATAAAATAATTCTTTTTTGTTCACGAAAAGAACGTATGTTTTTTATTTCAATAATTAAATCTTCCTTTTGATTTAACCACAACAGTATTTCAGCACCTGATTCATCGATAACGTTAGTTTTAACTCTACGATCTGTTTTCATTTTCATTAATGTATCCCATTCCTCATATTCTGTTCGAATATATTCTGGATCTTGACCATAATCATTACTTATTTTTTGAATAATGATTTCTGGATCTTCATATATTGCCTGATAGGTTGCTATTGCTGATTGAATTGTTGATAAATTGGCATAATTATTCACTCTTTTATACCTCACGATTACTTTTGATAATTCTTCTGTCTCTTCAATCGATTTCGACCTTACATACATTGGAAAATATTTCAAAAAAGTGGTTAAAGATTTTTCCCAGTTAGGAAATACATTCCCTTTTATTTGAAAATCATCCTTACTAAATAATAAACCACAATCCAAAAAATCAATTTTTGTATCTGTATTTATATTTGTAAACATATCATCGTCAAATTGAACGATATCTTCAAATGCATAAAATTGTTTGGAATTTATTTCTTGAATTAAACCATTGCATTTTTGAATCATAGCCAAAACATCATCCTCATACATTTCTTGTAGGTTATTTTCAATAATACATTCTATATCTCCATTTAAGTGAATAATTAAAGAACAAAATATATCTTTTGTATCATCGTATATTTTGTACATAATGATATTTCCTGAATGCAAGTATTTAAATCCATAATTTGTTTGAACATTGTATCCTTCACACCACTCTTTACACGTTTCCTTACTAATATGTCTTTCTTTTGTTTTATCTGTTCCACTATAATTCAATGATTTTTCATACAATTTGTAAAACGCATCATCATGTGAATCTAAAAGTAATTTTGTGAAAGGAATTAATGAAGTAAGTGATATTTCAGCAAATAATTTGGATAAATGGACCGTATTATTCCCGTTACTCATCTTATTTAATTTCAAAATAGAGATACTGTATTCTTTACATTTAATCGATGTATTTACAGAACCTTTATAAAATTGGTGATTGATGATATCAGAACCATCGCTATAAATTTCTAAAAGTTTGAGTTCTTTTTCATATATTTCTTTTCTTTTTTCCTTCGCAGTTTCACTTGTAATATCCAATAAATCCCTTAAGTTTAGTCGTGGCCAATACTTAAATACAATACCATTTAAAAATGATTTTAACTCTTTTTTCTTTTGAATTTCTTCTTCACTAAACCTCAATATTTCTTCAAAAAGACCCTTTTCTTCTAAATATTCAAACAAAGAACAAAAATAAATTGTATTTTCTTTGATTTGATTGGATTCAAAAAGATTAAGATTTGTTGTAGTAAATTGTTGAGGAATTTTATCACCACTTGTATCGATAAACCTTGTATCAATACTTTCATTGGGGACATCACTAAAAAAATCAATTGAATGAATTGTTTTATCATCGTATTCATATCCAATTGAATTTATCGTTTCATCGTTATCATAGTACCATGCATAGATATATGGTAAAATAATTAAATCACTTTTAGGATAACAATGGAAACAAAGTTTCTGTAAAATTATTTCATTTGTATCATCCTCATTTAAATCATCCAAAATAAATTGAAATGAATCATATGTTTCAAACCCAATTTCTTGAATAATAAAATCTTTCATATCATTATCATTAATAACCTCTACATTATCATTATTCAAGTATTTATAAAGTTCTGTTATATTTTCACTGGATAATTCAAAGAAAATATCTTTTCCCTCTTTTTTATTTTTATTTATTTTTCTAAAAATCTTAACAATAGAAGGTCTTTTTCCAATCAATAAGTAACATTTACCATCTTTTTTTGAGATACATTTCATTAACCTTCTATGGGGTTGAACATCACAAAAACTAACCATATACTATAATCAATAAAAATATTATTTTTAGAATTCATACGGAGTCGAGTTTATTTCCATACCACAGTATCTTTCGGGTGATTTTTTATAGTCAATTGGTTTATAGATTCCTATTTTCTCACCTTCTTCCAATAAGTATTTCATGTTATCCCAGAATTCAGGTGTATGACCGACTGATTTTGTCATAACATGGGCTAATTCATGGATTACTACAAATAAGATAGTATTATCGTTAATAAAATTATTATCAGAGGTTTGGCGGATACATATTGATATTTTTTCACCTTTATTCACAGAATAAGAAGTATATTTGGCACCAATACCCGTCTCTGATAATGTATCTGGATTATAATTTTTCCTTAATTTAGCAGTCCCCTCTTTGAATCCATCTAAAGAATTAATCAATCGTTGAACTTTTGAATTAATTTCAGCTAATTTATTTGCGGCATTCATTGCATCCGGTAATTTCCTCACAACATAATTTCTCCCATCTACAGTGGACTTTATTGATACTACTTCACCATTCTTGTATAACTTATTAATCAGAATGAAAAATACGAATATACTCAAGAAAAACAATAGAAATTCTTCCATAAAATATGTATATACTATTCTTATATTAAAATTTGATTTTTAAAATATTTAAACTAACAACAACTTAATATCACTATAAATGGAACCTATACGTTTTCAAATTATTGATATTTCATCAGATGATATTGCTGGAGATGGAGGATACTGGGACAAAGAGTTTTTGATAACCTTTTATGGAAAAACATCAGACAATCAAAACATTGTCTGCAATGTGATTGGTTTCAAACCCTACTTTTACCTCCGTATTCCTGATAATTGGGGGGACTCCACGTTAAGGACATTTATGAAAGCAATCAAAAACTTTATCCCAACCTACAAATCAGGAAAAAATATATGGAATGGAAATTATGATCAGGAATTACTGGAAACAAAACAATCTTATAATTTCTACGGTTATAATTATGATCACAATTATGATATAATTAAAAAATATCGATTTGCGAAAATATCTTTCAAAAGTTATGGAGAGTTAAGGAAATGTACAAATGCTATCCAAGATTTCTGGAAGGTTAATCTCCCCACAATTGGTGAAAAGAAAGTCTTAGTTGGTTACAAAGGGAAAGCAAAAGATAAAAAACCTCTTTATTCAAAAGATGACAGGTTGTATCAATGGTTTCAACAAGAACATAATTGTGATTGTGTTGCAAATCTTTATGAATCCAAGATCCATCCAATGTTACGATTCCTTCATCATAAAAATATCCAACCCTGTGGTTGGGTAAAAGTAAATCTTCCAAGCAGCTCATATCTGGTTGATGAAGATCAACAAGCATTTAATGTTGATATTGAAATCGGTAATCTTCCACTCAAATATATTGAATCCGATGAATCTGAAGAAACAGCGAAGTTTATAACTGCTTCTTTTGATATTGAATGTGATTCATCCCACGGAGACTTTCCAAATCCTAAGAAAGATTTCAAGAAAGTTGCAATCGATATCCATGAATCTTACTTTCGCTTGAGTGTAAGTCAACATCCAGATATCAACTTTAAAAGAAAATTCATCTTACGGTGTGTTAAAGAAGCTTTTGAAGGTGGTTCAGACAATGTTCAATCAATCTTTACTATCAATGGACCGTATTCAGAACAAAGTTTGGAAAACCTACAAGATATTCTTTCAGATGAATTAATTATTGAATTTGACGATTCAAAATCAACGACTAAGAAAAGAGAAACAGCCATTAATAAATTAACAAAACACTTAAATGAACTTACCAATGATATGGATGAAAAAATAGTTATCAAGGGAGATCCAATTATCCAAATTGGTACAGTCTTCCATAAATACGGTGAGACCGAATGTTATGATCGTTCGATTGTAGTCATTGGTAATGAAGATAAACCCGAGGAAAAGGTTTGTGATGATATTCCCAACGTAAATGTCTACGAATGTAGTTCTGAAAAAGAACTATTATTGAGATGGAAAGAATTAATGCTCTATCATAATCCTGATCTACTTACAGGATACAATATCTTTGGTTTTGATTTTGATTACATTAATAAAAGGGTCGAATATCTCTTTCCATGTCATAGCAGTTGTGGAAGATATTGTGATTATCGTTGTCCAAAACATGATTTCTATCGTTTGGGCAGATTGATGAGAAATCGTGAATCTGATAAAATTAAATCAATGGATGAAATACCAAAATGCAAACTTTCCCAAAGATATTACAACAACTATTGGGAAAAACGCTGTCAAGTTGTAAAGAAAGAATTAAGTTCTTCTGGTTTGGGTGATAACATACTTAATTACATCTCTATGGATGGTCGTGTTATCTTTGACATTCAGAAAGAAATTCAAAAAGGTCACTCATTGGACTCTTACAAACTAGACAATGTATCGGCACATTTTATGAAAGGGAAAATCAGTAAAACGTTAAAGATTAACGGAGATATCAAAATGACCTGTATTTATACAAACAACATTGGAAATCTAAAGGTAAATGATTATATTACTTTCAACCTTCATACAAAATATGGGACTGTCAAGTATCAAAATGGCGCAAAGTTTAAGATTATTCACTTAGGTCCAAAAGTAATTGGGATTCAAGAAAAGATTTCAATTAAGAAATATAAAAAAGACCTTCTCTTCTACGAGTGGTGTTTGGCAAAGGACGATGTTTCGCCACAAGACATTTTCAACTTTCATAAACACGGTGACTCTGAAGGAAGGGCAAAAATTGCGAAGTATTGTATTATGGATTGTGAACTTTGCATCCATTTACTACTTCTACTGGACATTATCCCTAATAATATGGGTATGGCGAATGTATCATCTGTTCCTCTATCCTATATTTTCCTACGGGGTCAAGGAATTAAAATTAGTTCACTTGTTGTGAAAGAATGTTCTCAATTAAACACTCGTATCCCAACATTGAAAGGTTTCAATGGAGAACAACTCGATGACGGTTTTGAAGGGGCGATTGTATTGGAACCAACACCAGGTATTTACCTTGATGAACCAGTATCTGTTCTTGATTATGCATCTCTCTATCCAAGTTCTATCATTGAAAAGAACCTATCTCATGAAACATTTATTGGTACCAAAGAAGAAATTGAAAACAATCCTAAAAAGTTTGAATGGTTAGAAAATGTACCACATAATATCATCTCTTACGATGATTATTCCTATATATTAAAAGGCAAAACAACTCACAAAATCAAAGAAGATACTCAAACAACCTGTTATTTCGCTAAACCTAAAGAAGATCGTGGTATTATTCCAACGATCCTTCAAACACTCCTTGATCAAAGAAAAGCCACAAGGAAAAGGATTAAAGAAACGGACAATGAGGACAAGAAAAAGGTTTTGGATGGTTTGCAACTTGCTTACAAAGTAACTGCTAACTCCGTTTACGGTCAAATGGGAGCAAAAACAAGTTCAATCTTTTTCAAAAAAATTGCGGCCTGTACAACGGCGATTGGAAGAGAAAGGATTGATGATGCAAGTATCGGTGTAAAGAGTTGGGCAAAAGAAAAAGGATATGAAGAACCTGAAATTGTCTATGGAGATACAGATTCTGTCTTTGTCAAGTTTTCGAGAAAAGATAAAGATACAGGGAAGATTTTGGAAGGTAAAGAAGGATTACAGTATTGTATTGATTGTGGTGTCAAATCGGGGGAGTGGATCACAGAAAATATGTTACATAAGCCTCAAGATTTAGAATATGAAAAAACATTTTATCCATTTATTCTTATTTCAAAAAAACGATATACAGGTGATAAATATGAACTTTCAGCAGATAAACTCAAAGAAAGAACATCGATGGGTATCGTTATGAAACGAAGGGATAATGCCCCGATTGTAAAATATGTCTTTGGAAATGTGATTGAAATAATCATGAATCAAAAGAGTGTTGATTTGGCAATGGAGTGGTTAAAAGATACCCTGCAAAAAATTACAAATGGAGAGATGGATGATAGTATGTTTATTATTACAAAGTCATTGAGTGGTTATTATAAAAATCCGGAAGGTATTGCTCATAAAGTTTTGGCTGATCGAATGGCAGAAAGGAATCCAGGTAATAAACCAAAACCAAATGATCGTATTCCATATATGTATTGCGTTGTGGATGATAGTCCGATACCCAATGGATTTTACAAAAATGGAAAACCTAAGTTTAAGAAAAAGAAAATACTCCAAGGGGATCGTATTGAACATCCTGATTTTATGAAAGAAAACAATATACCCATTGATTATGCATTTTATATTTCAAATCAAATTATGAATCCTGTAAAACAGGTTCTTGATTTGGAGAAAGATGAAAATACAACACAAGAATTGTTTAATCCATTTATTTAAATGAAATCAATTTTAATAAAACTCTTTTTTTTCGTATAATTAAATATTATTATTTATAATATACTAATAATATATATAAATATGGGAGGTGGATTATTACAATTAATTGCTTATGGTACTCAAGATATTTATTTAACGGGTAATCCTCAAATTACGTTTTTTAAAATCGTTTATCGTAGACATACGAATTTTTCCATGGAGTCAATTAAACAAACAATCGATGGAGCAGCGACAATATCGAGCACTGGAACCGCTACAGGAAGTGTTATAATTTCAAGGAATGGTGATTTATTATCTCAAGTGTATGTGAGGTGTGATCAAGATACTACATCAGGGATAAAAGGGGATCATCTTGTTGAAGATGTTGAAATTGAAATTGGTGGTCAAAGAATTGATAAACATTATCGAGAATGGAACCAAGTATGGAGTGAACTTTCAACTCCGGCTTCAAAAGCAGATGGTTTTAAATATTTGAATGGTTCATTTTCAAACAACCTTGTCACCGGTGGATTAGGTGGAGTAGGAGGGACATCCCAACAATCGATCATGTATCCGCTTCAATTTTGGTTTTGTCGCAATATTGGTTTAGCAATCCCATTGATTGCTCTTCAATATCACGAAGTAAAATTGAAATTTAATTGGGGGAGTGGTGCGGATGCTGAAGGTTTAAGTCGTTCAGGTACCGCGGCAGTTACACCAACTGTTGAAGTATGGGCTGATTTTATCTATTTAGATACAGATGAAAGAAGAAGATTTTCTCAAGTTTCCCATGAATATTTGATCGAACAACTCCAACTCCAAGAAGAAGGGACGTCAAGAAGTAATTATCGTCTTAATTTTGACCATCCGGTAAAAGAATTAATTTGGACTGTTCCCACAAGTTTGACGGAAGCAGATTCAATTATTACGCAACAATTAAAAATAGAAATTAATGGTCATGAACGGTTTGTTTTTCAAGATAAAGAATATTTTCAAATTAGACAACCTATGATGTATCATACATCTGTTCCAGGATACAATATTAAGGAAAGTGATCGTATTGAAATGATTCGACCAATCGCGATTGCTTATAGGGCACCGGGGACAGCATCATCGCCAACATCTTCCACCCTTCATCATACTGCTGGTACTTATTCGGGAACAACAGGTTTAACGACTTTTGAATTAAAAATTGGTAATACTTTTATCGCGATGGATATATCGAAAAATCTTCCAAAAGTAGGGGATATTTTAGAAATAGAAAAACAAGATGTTTCAGAATCACTGAGTGGTAATCGATACAGGACAATAATAGCTCAAATTTCATCGGTTGAGGCTATAACAGATGGTTGGAAGTTTGGGTGCCATATTTTAGATGAAAGTAATAAAATCGGCGCCAATTTAATAGCAGCAACTGCCGATGATGATTTAACATTTATTAATATTATTGGAAGATTACAAAATCCAAGATCAAGGTGTTCGCAACTTGAAAAGGATATATATGTATATTCATTCGCATTGAATCCCGAAGACCATCAACCAAGTGGTACATGTAATTTTTCAAAAATTGAATCGGCAAAATTGTTATTGGATTCTTCCGGGACAATAGATAATATTTATGCAGTGAATTATAATGTCTTAAGGATCATGTCAGGGATGGGTAATTTGGCATATGCGATTTAGTGATAAATAATTTAAAACTTTTTCTATTTATATAGTATTAATAAATGTCTTCCGGTGGAGGTAGAATACAACTTAGTGCCCATGGAGGAGAAGATAAAGTTTTAACAGGAAATCCACAGATTACATATTTTAAAAGTGTTTATCGCCGACATACAAACTTTTCTATCGAAAGTGTAAAACAACAATTCAGTGGGAACCCTACTTTCGGAGAGGATGTTATTGCAAAAATAAAGGGTGGAGACTTACTTTATAAAGTGTATTTAGAACACGATGCTGTTGTTAAAAATAAGGAAACAACGAGCAATAAAAAAAATATCTTTCATGTTGAAAGATACGGTGATTCATTAATTCGAGAATGTAAACTTGAAATTGGTGGTCAAACAATCGATACGCAACATGCTCTATGGAGTCGTATTTATTCAGATTTAACTCAATTTAATCCAAGTGGACATTTTGGTGGAGATTTTAATGTATCCGGGGCTGCATCTGGAAATGGAACATTGCATCAGTTAATAACAGGGAACGGATATGGACTATCTACAGCAGGATACAGTAGTCCGCACAATCATTTTGGTGTTGGAACAAGTACCGTAAATGGATTTGATTATTTAACGGCTTCTGGTTCATATGGAAGCTACATTCCTGGGAAGATAACCATCCCTAAAATTTTCATTCCATTGAATTTTTGGTTTTGTCGTAATCCAGGATTAGCCCTACCATTAATTGGTCTTCAATACCACGAAGTAATCCTTAAGTTATCTTTTGAAAAAATAGAAAACTTATTCCGTACAATATCAACAGGCGGTCCAACGTACGATCGCATCCCTAAACTCAATCCAGTTTCAGATAATTTTACATTATGGTGTGATTATGTATTTTTGGACAAAGACGAACGAAGAAGAATGTCCGAAACATCTCATGAATATTTAATCGAACAAGTTCAAAGAAATGTAGATACATTGGATAGTTCATCTCAATCAATTGAACTTAATTTTAAGAATCCTGTGAAAGAAATTATTTGGGTTGTCCAACATATAACATATTCTGGTGCTGGTGGGAGAAATCAGAAATTTTTAGGTGGTGACGCAGATTTGGCTTCGACTCAAGGATTCGGAGACCCTACATCATCCCCCGTGTCGATTGATCATATCAATGGCAATTGGTCATTAAAAATGAATGGTCTCAATCGTATTCCTGAACGCGATTCGAAATATTTTACAAATACCCAAGTATGGCAACATCATACCGGGTTTGGTGGACTCCCCACATTTGGTTTTGATGCTGTTGAGCAAGCATCCGATTCAAGTAATCCTGTTGAATGTGGTTATGATTCAATCGCAGTATATTCCTTTGCATTGAATCCT